CTGATAATTTAGGACCCCGCTTTCAAATTGCGCTTTTACCTCCGTCGGGGTGGTTGCTGATTTTTTGAACGAAATCATTTTCCCGTTTGCGGCCCCCAGGGATTTCGCGCCGCCTTTTATTTCCTGCAGGGGCTGGATCTGGAAATCATCAAAAATCATTTTCAGGGTCCGGTTGATATTGTTGGCATTTTCCAGGCTGATCCCGGAATATTTTACAGATACAGAAATGCCATTATCCATGGCCCATTTTTCGGCCTCCTTAATATTTTTGGCCGGCTTAAATCCCCCAGGGGCCGGGGCTTCAATTTTAGCCTGGCTGGGCGGGTCCGCTTTCGGGATGGGCAGATCAAAATTCCGCATCGCCAGCCCCCTGTCCCTGGGCGCGATGTCAAAATACGGGTGATCCTTGCTGAAAACGTACCCAGATTGACCAGGGTTCATTTTGAACAGGTCGTCCATCTGGGTTTCGGCTTCAGTCACTTTTTCCATCTTCGCGTCCATCCCCGTCGGGACCCCCTCGGACAGCTGCAGCAACAGGCACCGACAGTTAAAATGATTCAGCGGGGCAATTTTTTTCCATATCGGATCATTCACCGGGGCAATGATTCCATCCAAATGCCTGCAGATGTCAGACGTTCGTTTGTCCATGACAGCGGAATATTCCAACAGGGGCAGGATGTCAGCATTTTTTTCAATGTCCAGCCATTTCCTGGCGTTCTGTGCCTGTCCTATGGCGGTGTCATATTCCGTCCGCAACCAGGTTTTATTAAACAGGTCATACGTCTGTTCGGCCTTTTCGCGGAATTGTTTGAATGGTACTATCGTTCCATCGTCACTGATCAGCGCGCTGGACATAGTTCTGATCTGTTGGTATGTTTTGGCAGCGCTAAACAGATAGATATTTGACCGGAGTTCTGACAATAATTCCCGGTCCTGCATGTTAAACCCAGGGGGCAGTTTTTCCCCTGACAGCGCGGTCCAGGTCGTGCCGAACCCCTCATAAACGCCCTGTTTCAGATAGTCTGCGATCTTAAAATACAACAGCGGGGGCAAACTTTCCTGGGTGACTTTACCCATGTAAATTTGCCGGAATAATTGCTGAATGTATTGATCACTGATCTGCAACATTAAACGCTGGATTTCCGCATTTTCATTTTGTACTGTTCAGTAAATGGCAGACATTTCATCTGCACATCTTCCGGGCTGATGTTTTCGACCTTTGAAACCGTTTCAATTCCGTAAACGCGGACCAGGTTTTTCCACTGTTTGACGGTCCTATTTTTGGCATTTGTTCCAAACGCCCTTTCGTAACTATCGCGTACCTCTGGGACGTTTGCATGTACGGCCAACGCCTTTTGGGCAATGACCACCCGTTCAAATGGCCTCAATAGTTTGTTAAAGATCCATTCAGCCAGTTTCAGGCGTGCTGTTTTCATGTGCTATGTGTTTTAGGAATAAAGGTGTTTCAGTCTGTTCTGGACCTTTTTTATTTCCTCCAGTTTGTCCGGATCTTCCAGGTCGTCATCTTCATCAGGTTCCGAGGCTTCAATTTCCCCGGTGGTTATGCCTGTGCGTTCCTCGAAATATTTTGCGTCCATCTTCAGCCCGGCGTTTTTCATCACCTGGGCGATTTCCGCGGTCACTTTATTGCTGGCATCTTCGCGCGCGCGGAACGCTTCACGTTCGGCGTCGTTTTTATATTCAAACCTGATCCCCTCTGGGATCTTGAATCCCAGTGCGCGCATTTTCGGCAACAGCTGGCCGTTTACCATTCGTTCAATGAACTTTCCATCTTTCACCTGTTTATCCCGAAGGGCTGCAGCTATGGGGTTATCATCCCCCTGGCCGGCTCCCAGCTTTCCAGGCGTGCTGTCAATGGCGTCCGAATGACCCAGGATCAGTTTGGAAACCTTTTTTTCGCAGCGCTGTTCCAGGCTTTCATAACTTTTGTACCCGGTTCCGCTGGTGCTGGTGTCCAAAAATTGGATTTCATCCATGGGGTCGATAATGGCATACCCGGCTGATCCCATGTTTTGAATGGCTGATTCCAGTTCCGCCCTTTCGCTTTCCTCTGTTTTGGTGGTTTTGCCCACCCTGTATGGCATGGCGAACAGTTCCACAAAATCCCCGTTGTATCCCAGCGTATTTCGCAGGAAAATTTCATACAGGCCGATTTTGTAAAACAGGCCATATCCACATGACCCCACACCGTTTTCGCTGGGGGTGGATACCCATATATGCCAGTCCTTATATGGTTCCTCTGCAAACTTTGCACCCGACAGACTGTAAATAAATTCAGCCACGTTCAGGCGGTCCGGGGATACGTTCCAGCGCCGGATCAGGCTGGTATTTTTGAACTGGTCGCCCTCTATGTCCCCTAGGGAAATAAGACTGTACCCAAAAAACAGGGCGTCCAGGGCGTAATTGATCACCAGGTCAAACCAGTCACCATTGAACAGATCTTTCAGGGTTTCAACGTCATTTCCTGCCTGATCTTTGAAACAAAAATCCCTTAATAGGGTCAGATCCTTTCGGCGGTCCATTAAACTGTAAACGTGACCGTTTAGGATCACGTCAATGAACATACGCTGCATCTTTACCCGGTGGGGATACCAGGCGTTTTCCGCCTCTGTGACCGCTTCCCGCCACATGGCGACGTCATGACGCAAACGCTGCAGCTGGACCGGGGCGATGTAGTTGGTCAGGTTCCTGGCCAGATCTGTCGATCCGCCGCCCTGACGTACAGCCACGCTGCCAGGGGCGCCAAAGGTCACCGGCTGGGTGTTTGCGTTGAATCCCGCGGCGTTCCTTATGGATGATATTCGATTTCGTTTGCCCATCAGTATGAATTAATGTTTTTAATTGGTCCGCCGTACCGTATCCGGGCGCCCTGTTTGGGCTGGATCAGGGGCAGCTTTGCGGTCATTTCCCCGCGGGCAAACGATCGCAGCATTTCGGTGGCATTGATGTATCTGTCCCGGCGAAGGTCAGGGATATTCCTGGGCGCGATCCGGCTGTGGACATGGTATAAACAGATGTCAATGACCGTCATCAGAACAGACTGGGTTCTGTTGTCGCCGGCGGTCCATTTCGTCGCGTCCGTTGGAAGGGTTCCAGGCGTCAGGCTGTACGCTGTCCCAGTCCCCCAGAACGTGACGCCGTTTTCGGGATCATCAGGGAAGATGTTGGGATACGGGATATTTTCGATCACGCGAAACTGGATATTATCCCCGTATTTGATTGATGGACGTTTGCAGACGTATGTTTTGTTTTTCCAGAAAACCTGATCCCCTGCTTTGTACAGGGTTTGATAATTAAAAACGGGCTGGGGATACTTCACATAAAACAGATCGTACTGCTCCCCCAGGGCGGACCATTTTGCAGCGTTGAAGGCTTCAGGGGTGGATATTTGGGTGATGCACCTGTAAACCTTCCCGGCCTGCAGGACCAGGGCGCCGACGTTGTAGGTCGCCTGGGCGCTGTATGCTGTGGCGTCCAGGTAAACGCGATCCGCGGCCTTATATGCCACAGCGGCGGACCAGGGCATGGTTTCCGTGAATTCCTGGCTGGTGTCATACTTTTGGGCCAGGTACCCATACGCTTCCTCTATGGCCTGCAGTTCAGCGGTGGCCAGGACCGTCAGATCATTGCCGATCACCTGGTTCAGGTTATCTGTTTGGATCTGACGCTTAAAATCTTGTACTATTAGGTATCCCATCAAACAAATTTGAAGGTGTGGCCACCCGCGTAATTTCTTACGCCTCGGCAAACTTTGTTGATATTCTGGTAATGAATGTTCATCTGCCTGGCACATTCATGCAAACCGTCATACACTACCCCAGTGCTTACACATAAAATCCGCTTGCTTTTGTAATTTTTGTTCCCTATCCGATTTAACCTGTTCATTTTTGAGGAATGAATCATGTTTTCTGATTGGGTACACCATTCAAGATTTTCCACATTGTTGTTTTGTGGATCAAAATCTATGTGATTGACAAACGGCTTACGACTTGGATTTTCTATAAAGGCTTCAGCCACAAGTCTATGCACCTTTATTTTTTTGCTTTGTGCGTTTTTTGTAAGAGTAACGACCATATATCCGCCGGTCTTGCTTTTGACTTGATTCAAAAACGCCTCTTTTATCTCAAATTCCTGATTGTTGCCGTGACCGGCATAATACTTTCGTAATAATGTTTTTACTCTCCCCTGGTTGGAAATTTCGTAGATGCCTTCATATCCCTTTATTGGCTTCCATTGCTCTCTTGATGGGAAATTTACCATGGACGTAATTATTGTCGCTAAAAGTACGCGCCAAAGTTCTAAAAGTTTGTTTTGTATGCCTACAAAATTTGGATGGGATGCAAAAAAGAAAGGGCCAGCCTGGAAAGGCAGCCCCGATATGACCATACACAAAAAACGATTTTATCAATCTTTGGCATCCTCCATGTACTTTTTGCAAAGTTTGTCGGTGACCTTTCCGTCATTTTTCTCCAGCCATGATTTTATGAATTCATTTTGTTTGTCGGTGAAATTTTCCTGGTCCCAGGTAATTTCATCCTGTGGTTCCGGATAGTCCTGGCCGCGATCGTATCCGCGAATCCCAGCGTATTCATAGGATCCGATCCCATCATTTTCCATCCGTATGTCACAGGAAAAATCTGGATAAATGTATCCATCAGGATGGATGTTTTCAGGAATCTCCAGTTCCATTTCGACTGTCGTTTTCATCTTTGTTTAATTTAGGGCAGCGTTCCCGTGCCGTTTGAAAATCATTTTGTAAAGTTCGTAGGTGTAATTTGAAAGGGTCACCGGGTCCACATATTCGGACCATTTCGTTTCAAACTTCATTATCAGGGCCTCCCCGTCTGCAGGGGTGCAGCTTGCTAGGGCTTTTTTAGTGATTTCGAAATCTTCATTCATGTCCGTCATGATGATTCCGCGGCGGACCTCCCGGTCATACAGGAAAACGCTGAACGCCAGCAATAAAATGATGACGCAAACTGTCAGGTAAATGTGAAGGGCTTCCATTGTGCAGGGGTTTTGTGGGTGTTTATTTTTTTACTTCAATCCGGATGTATCTGGATCCGTCCAGTTTGCACTGGCGGCGGGCTTCCTGGATGGCAAACGTTTTGTTTTCAGCTTCAACGGTAAACGTTTCGACGTATCCGCGGGACAGGCAGTAAACTGTAAACTGTTTCATGTGCTTTTGATTATTGCGTGATTTCGATGTTGTTTTCCTCTGCCCATTCGTACACCAGGGATTCAGCGGCTTCATGGGCATCACCCATGTCGCCCATATCACTGTCAGGGCTGGAAATGATCATGTCGTAAATTTTGGCAGTCAGGGCGGCGGCCTGGGTGGCTGTGATTCGTTGCATCGTGTATGGTTTTAATTTGTGATTATTTGTTTTTTTGGATCCGAGCAGTGATGCAGTCGTATGTCAGCTGTCCGTAATTTTTGACCTCTAAAATCATTTCCCGCAATTCAACGCTGTCATAGGCCAGGCGTTCCGCGCGGTCAATCAGCCACTGCAGGGCTTCGCGTTTTGTCATGAATTCAAAACTGAACTGAAATGATCCGTCTGGGTTTGATTTGTACCAGGTACCGCCGCAAAGTTTGCGTAAACTGTTTGTCTGGTAAAATGTGGGGGCTGTGGCGACAATTTGAACGTGCATGTTTTTTGTGTTTATGGTTTGTTATGGTTTGAAAATTTGCGCGTGTCCCGCCGCGCCCCGGATAGGGTGTTATTCAGTTATCAGGAACATTAATGTCGTTTCATTGTCCACCATCAGTTTAGCTTTGTCCCTCTTTAATGCCGCGCACATAATCGAAATAGCTGCAGTGGTTTTGATGATCTGTTCGTCAATGGTTGAAAATTGTTTACCTCTGTTGATGATCAGGCGTTTCATGATGTTCGTTTTTTGTGTTTGGTTTGTTGCGTTGACATATCAAAGATAGTAAAACATTCCATACCACAATCACCCGCGCAAACTTTTTTTGAAACTTTTTTTATGGGGGTCAGTATGGCCGTTTCGGGGCATTTTTCCCGACGCTGATTTTTGTGGGCGCGCCGCCCTTTTGGTACTGTGTAAATTCGGCCATGTAGGCGTAACATAACAGGTAATCCATGGCATCAGAACAGTGGCCATATCGTTCATAGCTGATGCCTGTCTGGGGGTCCTTTTCTTTGATCTTCGCCTTTGTACCGTCGGACGCCTCTTTTAGGTACATTAAATCGCTGATGCTTTTGGTGCAGCTGTCCCCTATGGTGATTTTCATGTCCCCGACCTGGGTGGCAAATACGCTGTTGATCCAGTTTCCGCGCATAACGACCGGGGGCGCTGATTTTGCGACCCGTAAGGTGGGTTTGTATGCTTTCAGGCTTCGCTGAATGATCACGAAATCATTGTACCCCTTTTCAGTCCTGGTATCTTCCTGCATGCCCGACGGGTCCCCATATACGAACAGGCCAGCCTGGTGTCCAGGATACCGCCGGATGAATTCCCGACAGACTGATTCTGTCCTGTTGTTCGGGCTGACCAGGGTGATTTCGTCGATCTGTTTGGCGTGCTTGCCTTCCAGCTGCCAGATGGTGGCTGTCATGTACGGGTTCACGTTGAAATCGAAAGATATGTGCAGGGGCTTTCTAGGATCGTATTTGACCGGGCCAGTGTCCCGTCCCCGGTCGAACAGCTTGTAAAAATTCCCGCCTGTCTGCTTTCGCGTCCACAGCCCTTTCGCATAAATGCTGTACAGGTACGGGTTCGTCAATTTGTACGCCTCTATTTGGGCCTTTACGGCGTCAGGCAACCAGCGATTATCCTGGTAAACTGAATGATGAACGGTGACGCCGTACTGGACCGCGCGGCCTTCCACCTCTATGGTCGTAGTGGTTTGATATTCCAGTTCCGTCCGACCTTCAAAAAATCGTTTCCAGAACCAATTTTCAGTAAAATCCCCTTCCACCTCCGGATTGATGGAAAAATATTCCTGCAGCTGATCCGCTTTCCCGGATCTGATCGTCAGGGATATGGTGGCAAAATCTTCTTCCGCCGGAATATCTTCTTCGTACCATACACAGCTGGGATCTTTGATAGATTTTAGGCTGTTCGGGTCATCCCCGCCCCTGGCGATGAATCTGTTCCCGTTTAGACAAATGATCTGCAGGGGCGAAACCTTAAAGGTGAACAGATCGTTCAGCCCCAGGGATTCAATGGTCTGTTTTAGGTTTTCGTAGCTGGATTCCTGGATGGTGTTGTACTTCCGCCTGTACAGGATGCACTTAAAATAACGATGGGTCAGGCAGTTGTAAACCAGCTGTTTGGCGATGTAGTCCGATTTCGATGATCCCCTGGATCCGTACAGGATGACATACCTATCCCTGCATTTTGTCAGCGGGACAAATTTGTCATTGATCAGTTTTCTCCAGGCTGGCCATTGTACTGTAATCATTGGTCATTTACGTCCGTGTGCAGCACCTTTATGGTTTTTTCGGTGACCTCTAATGACTGTTTGGCTTTGCCTTCCAGGCGGTCGATGATTTCCCGATATGCGACCACATCCCCGGCCAGGGCTTTTTTTATCAGGGCCATGTCCATTTGTTCGGCCACTGTGAATTCCTCAACCTGGCCAGTGGCGATGTTCCGTTTCTGGTTTGTCAGTTCCAACAGGCGCCGCAATCTGGTTGCGGAATTCGGGACGCCCTTTGTCCTGCCTTTCGGATTCCCTGACTGACCTTTTTTGAAGGGCTTCAGGTTTTGCGGGTTGGTTGCTTTCCTTGCCATTGCTGATTCACTGATTTTACAAATTTAGGTTTTAAGTTCCCAAACGTTATTTACAGGCGTTCCATGTGTATCGTCATGTCATGCGGGGCCGTCTGGTTCCCTCCAAAGTAGGGCCGCAATAAATACCCGACGGGCTGGGGCGGGATGGCAATGATGGCCGGGTCCATCCCCTGGATGTTGATAATGTGGTTCCCTTCACCCTGCAGGATTTCCATATTGATCCACTGATTCAGCGGGGCATATCCCAGGGGCTTAAATTGGAACCTTCCATTCATCCGCCCGTATGCCATCAATATCAATCCATTCCCGATTTCATTGACCCATCGCCATCCTACCCGGACGCTGGTGATTTTATGGCTGGGGAAATATCCGATCCCGAACAATTTGTTTACGTCTGCCTGGTCATTTTCCCCGATGTCATACCGGCATGAATCCGTAAACATGAATCTGTACTTCAGGATCCGGGGCTGGATCAGTAACTGGGGGAAACGGAAAGGGGCATGTGTCCCCTTCCGTATTGTGATTTTTTCGCTCATTTTTTGATATTAAAATGGTAAATCGTCGTCATCATCTTTCATTTCCATGGGGGTGACCACAATGGTCCCAGGCGGTGGGGGATCTTTGCGCTGGACATATTTTGCGCTGCCCAAAATCACGCCCTTCATCCCCGCGCGGCGTTCATCTTCACTGATCTTTTGTACAATCATGCCATGGTTCCCGTATTGATCCGGTTCATCCCACATGATGATCGTCGCGTCCAGGTACGTGCCTTTCGCCCCGACGTACAGGCGTTTTTTCTCGATTTTTTTGCAGTCAATTTTCAGGCTGATGTTCTGTGCCATTGTCGTTTTTTTTGTGTGAATTTTTCAAAAATTTATTGACTATAAATAACAAAACCAGGTGAAATGAAATAATAGTCAAAACAGGATAATATCCCAGGGACCAAAAAACCACCATCATCAGGATGACGTAAACGGCCAAAAATGCGATGGATTGAATCAGTCGTTTCATGTGTTGATTTTATGATTTCAGTGATGCGGTGATTAGGGTGTGTATGATGCGGTCCCCGGCTTTGATATATTCGCCTATGAATACCCGGCCAGATGTAGCGTCATATCCCATCGACGCAAATATGGAATTAATCACCCCACTGCTGTTTGTCACTATTGCGTTTTTATTTGAATTATGGCGGGTTTGGAATCCGTTATTTGTGACCTTTTCGATGTACCAGGATTCTGGATCATCTTCATCCTGCAGAAATTGTATCTGGTCGCCGGCTTCTATTTTTGTCAGCACTGCAGCGGCCCGATTGATGGATATGACCCCAGTTTTTCGATTCATGTAAACGAATGGTTTTTTCCGGGGTGATTTTACAACAGTTTCGGCGTTAAACGTTTTCAGTTTCATTTTTTGGATTATTTAGTGATCAGTATGAATTTTTCTTTCCCATAGATCGCCTGGGCCAGTTCCCATTTTATTTTCCATTCAGGGGTCGGGAATCCTTTGACTTCATGGAATTCCTCCCGGCCATCTGGGAACGTCACCCGGAAATCGACGTAATAATTTGTCACATGGCGACCGTTTACGTCCAGCGTCAGTTTGTGCTGGCGCTTCACCTCCAGGATTTCCCCCGCCTGGATCCGCCAGTCCAGCTGTTCGGCATATTTCGCCTCCATCTGGCTGTCGTACCTGAATTCCTTGTAAACGGACAATTTCGCGCCGTATTTATTGCGGGTGGGCTTCCAGGTCATCCTGTTGGGTTTTTAGTTCGATGTTCAGACGTTCCCCTGTGATCAAGCGGTCAATGATGCTTTCAATGACATCCCGCTGATCTGGGGGCAACAGGGCCGCCTTTTCGGCGATGGCCAGGGTGGTAAATGGGTCCGCCTTCCATTCGTTCCGGATGCCATCCCTGACCGGCTGGGGAAAATGTGGACAGGTGATCAGGTCCTGGGCAATCCAGTCCAGACGTTTGCAATATCCCCCGAACATTTTTTCTGCCAGGGATCCGGGGCGCTCCCGGACAAAACTGTCCCAGTGATCAAATGCGCGCTTCATGGCCTGCAGGCCGCTGACTATATCGCTTTCCCCTTTCATGGTTTGATGGGTTGATGGGGAACGATGTCCTGGACAAAAACGCCCAGGTAGTTGCAGATCTGAAATAATCGGTAAAGGTTTGCACTATGGTACCCGTTTTCGATTCTGGCAACAGATGCAGTTTCTATGTTCAATTCCACAGCCAGGTCCAGCTGGCGGATCTTTTTTGATTTCCTGATGTTGGCCACCATTCTGCCCACATATTGGTCAAAATCCTTTTGTTCCTTTGTTCGAATTCTCATTATTTACGTTTTGAGTTTTTCACTTTTGATTGACAGACGTTCCCCGGTTTCTATGTTTTCGACGATCAATACGTTCATGTGGTCCGCAACAATTTTCACCTGGTCCCCTGCGCGCGCATAGATACGCCCCTTTCCGCCTGTGACATCTTCCTGGATGGTGTATATGCCTGTCGGGTTATCTGCCCGCAATGGGGACAGCGGCCCTCCGGGCGCGTGTTCCTGAAATAGGTCTGGGTGTACAGTTTTTTGCACCCGTCGCATTTTAGCCATGTGGTAATCGTTTTCATAAATCGTGAATTCGCTGATTTTGTTTGATCTGCATGACCATTGTGATGATGATGACCACAGCGTTCAAAATTGTGAGGATCACCCAGGCCAGATCATTTTTTTCCATTTTTTTCATGTTGAATTCATTTGCGTAAATCTTCGCCGTCCAGGTTAATCACGTTGAACATTTCCCTAATCCTGGACCGGACCCTGTACCCATACAGATCCTCAATCTGTTTTCCCCCCAGGTTGGTGGTGACGATCAGTTTTGAAAATAGCCCGCCGCGTAAATATGTCATTTCTATAAATTCTTTGAACCAGTTTATTTCCGTTCCGAAATATTTCACTGGGACCGTCTCCGCCCCGACGTCATCCAGTACAATGACATGATCCGCCCTGATCTGCAGTTCACAGCTTCCATGCTCCCGGACGTGTTCAGCTATTTCCAAAATGGAAACAATTCGAACAGGCGCCAGGGGGTTAGTTCTGACCGCCTTCAGGGTTTCGGTTTTCCCCGTCCCGCTTTCCCCCAGGACCAGCAATCCCTTCAGCGGATCCATCCCCAGTTCCGTTTCCAGGCGTGCATCATCGGACAGCATGTATGCCAGGGCGCGGAAATATTTGTCCTGACCGGCCACATGTTTGAACTGGCCATGTTTAGCGATGTAGTGGTTTTCAATTCTGCAAAGTAAAAATTCAGCGGTCCATGTCGCCCGTAATTGGTTGACCCGTTCCTGTGCCGCGCGTTTTTTCAGTTCAGCGTCCCGTTCGTTTTCCTCTGCCCAGCGTTTGCGATATGCTGCAGCCACCAGGATGGATTCCTGATCTTCAGCGCTGATCGTCCAGTCCCTGGTCGCCATTTTGTGGGCGATTTGCTCCGGGCTTGCTCCCTTTGCTGCCAGACGAAACGCATAATTTTCCCGCATCCTTTCGATGGCGTATTTCAGATGATATTCGCGTTCCTCTGGGGTCAGGGTGGCAATTAGTTCAGATGGGTTCACGAATGAATCCTGGGGCGCTGGGGTCCATTCGCTTTTTGCCATTAGTTCGGATATTTGTTTCATTTGGTTGCAATTTTAACCAGTTACGAAAATGTTGCAGCTGTCTGTTTCGACCTCCATGTGTTGTTCCCTGGCTGTGTATCAGGTAGGCGGACCAGTATGAAACCACCTGGGCATCAGTCAGGGTCCGCTGGGCGGTGATGTAAACATATTCCTTTGCCTGTCCAATTTCCAGGGGCGTCAATGCACCCCCTTCCCCCTGCACCCCCTTCCCTTCATTTTCAATTTCATTTTCATATTCAATATCAATATCAGGGGTTTGTACATGTTTTGTAACTGGTTTTGTAGGGCTTTTGTATCTGTTTTGTACAGCTTTTGTACGTTTTTCGCTTATTTCCCGCTCCCGGATCATCCGCCTGTTCGAAAAAATGATGGTTTCGCCGGTTTCGATGCCACAGATCTGATTTTCGATCAGTTCATTCAAAATACTTTGTACGCCGTTTGTATCCGTTTTCCAAAGGTTTTGTAGCGATTTTGTAGACGTTTTGTAGACCCCGCTTTTTTCATTTTTGAACATTTTGAATATGATCTTCAGCCAGGCCGCTTCCGCTTGCAGGGACAGGCAGTTTGTGTCCTGTTCCCAGTCACCGATGTACAGGGGGATGTATGGAATTTTTGACATAAAAAAAAGGGGGACAACAGCGTGGCACTACCGTCGCCCCCATAGGGTTAAAATTCACCCGTTCGATGGTGCCACCACATTGAACGGATCGTTTTCAAAGTTAGTAAAATATTCTGATCAATGGCCAAAATCAAAACAGGGATGTTTGGGTCCATTTTTTTGCAATGGTCCAAAAATTTACAGTCCTGTTTGATAATGGATCCGGGCCGCGCATGGCCCTGACTACCTGGCCACTGTCCACCAGTTCCCCGCGCCTGGGCGTGACCCTGTTAATGGGCCATCCTATATGATCCGCAATCTGGCGGTCATTGCATATCCCCAGTTTCTGGATGGTCAACAGGACCACCTGACGACAGTAATCCTTACCCTGGGGGCCTTCCTGGTATGCTGGAAGGCTGGTTTGATAATCGTATGACATGGCGGTGGTGTTTACTTGTATGGATCCCATTCGTTTATGAATGAATTGACCGACTTGTAAAATTTCCGTTTTTCTCCCCAGCGTTTAATTTCCTCCGGTGAATTGTCAGGGTTTTTTATTTCCTGGGTGATGATTTTCTGAACGTGTTTAATCGTTATGCCTGCACTCTTTCGGGCATCATCGCGGGTCAATGCAGTTTCATGGTGTTCCTCACATAGGATTTTTGCGTATTTTTTTTCCTCTGTTTTCATGTGTCCAATTTTATGGAAATTTCGAATCTGTGCTTTTTTGACATACGGGATATTTCAGCGTTCCATGTTTTCATAATGTCCCGCCTCATTCGCCTGTTTGTGAATTTCATTGTACGGATGATCTGGTCATCCATGTGCATGTAAATGAAACCTGACGTCTGTTCTGACGTCAGGCCCCAGTTTTGTTTTTTCGTCATGGCATGCCACCAGGGTTTTGTGTCCTGGAGTTTTCAAAATCGTTTAGCCATTTCCTGCACTGTTCGACCCGGCTGTGGATCCGCATGATGTCCGCGTCATTGCGCTGGATCGTGAATTCAATCAGTCTTTCATTCAGCGGGATGTCATCAAATGTCATGGCGCGCTGTAGGGCTTCACAGGCTTCGACGAACAGCGGGGTTTCATCTGTAGCGACGCCCATTTTCCACATCAGGCGCCTTTTTTCGTCGTCGATCATTTGCTGGGGTGTATTGACCAGGCAGTACGCCAGCGTCGCACTGGTGGCCCCGGTCAGATCCATGTACGTTTGCAGCTGCCAGTAATACAGTTTATTCATGTCCTTTGTCAGCGTCCGCATGAAGGTGTAAATGTCCCAGCTGCTTTTGATGTCAGTGATCGTTTCGGCCTGGTGGATGTTTGGGCCGGTGAACAGATCCGGGGTCCCTTTTACCCACTGGTTTGACAGGTGATCTTCATTTTTGAAAAAAATCTCCCCTTTGATCCGTGAATAAAGGGTAATCGAATCCTCTTCCACTGCCAAACCCTTCGTGATGTATTTGTTTTGTAGATCTTCCTTTCGCCCGTATTTGTTCGCCACATAGACGTCAATCAAGTGGGTTTTCGTCGTTTCAGATAGGGTTTCTGTTTTGCTTTTGGGTTCAGTCATGATGTGACCGATGGACGACGCCCGGAATAGAATCTTTGAAAAATCCATGTTTTTAGTTTTTGCTGGTGATGAAATTGATGATTTTGTCCAGTAATTCAGTGACTGCAATGTACAATGTTTTGTACTTTTTTGACTTGAATTCATACTTTGTTTTCAGGGCTGCCAGATCCGAAATCAGGGCCTTTACTTTTGCTTTGTCGCCCATGGACAGTTCCGCTTCGATGGCTGCCAGGCGGTCCGCCTCCGCGCGGGCTTCAGCTTCCTGTTTTGCCCGTAGTTCAGCGGCCAGGCGTTCAGCTTCGCGCTGGGCTTCAGCGGCCCTGGCTTCGGCTTCCTTTCGTTCCTGGGCAGCTTTGATGTTGGCCGCCCTCATTTCCATTTCCAGGCGGTCCAGTTCAGCCCTCCGGGCCTGTTCCTGGGCTTCAGCTTCAACCTTCAGGCGTTCATTCTCCAGGCGTAATCTTTCGCGTTCCTGGGCTTCAGATTCGGCCCTGGCGATGCGTTCAGCTTCCAGCCTTTGCGCCTCAATTTCTGCAGCCTGCTTTTGCATCTTTGCGCCATTCCACAGTAACTGAAAATCATCTTCAGTAATTTCCCCCAGGTTGATGTTGGCAATGACATACTGGCGGACATCTTTTACCAGTTCCTCCCGTTCCAGGCGCAATTTTTCACGCTGTTCGGCTTCAAATATTTCCCTGAATTTTTCCTGGGTTTCCAGGTGTTTTTCGATGGGACTGATCACGGATTCGATCACGTTGTAAACGCCCTGGACCGCCCGGCCATATCTCAATGAATCTTCCTTTAGCTGTTTCCGCAATTTGTCCGCGTTGATCCGGATTTCGCGCAGGGCCAGACGGGCTTCCCTGGCCATTTTCATTTCCCTGACCTGGCTGATGTCAGTGACGATCAATTCCGCGGCCCTGTCGTTCCATTCGCGGGCCTGTTCCAGGAACGGGGTGAAACGATCCACCAGCATGGTCTGAATTTCCTGATCGACCGCCGTTTCACTGACGGCCAGGATCAAAACATTGTCTGAATTTACTGTGTTCATTTTTTTGAATTTACTGTTTGTTTGTATTGATCTATTTCGGCAAAAAATTCATTGTACGCCTGTTCCCTTTGATCCGCGGGCATGTTCCCGCGGATTTTTAACAGTGTCCGTTCAGCTGATGGGGACCATTTGCCCCAGTATATCCGGATTTCCAGTTCTGCAAAATGTCCCATCCAGTCAATGAATATATCCCCGTATCCCTCCAGCTGCAGTTCCATGGCGACGGTCATGGCACTGGTGTACATGGCGTGTTCCTCTGTGCTGATGTTCCTGTTCATTTCATTTCGTTTTCGGACAGTTCTGCAAATTTTGTTTCATACAGTTCAGCCTGATCTTCGCGGATGTGGGGCTGCAGTTTCATCAGCTGTTCGACAGTTTTGGCATCCTGGATCATCAGGGCCACCCGTTCAGATTCTTTGTCAATGACAGGATCATCATTGTCGATGTATGTCACGTCAGTAGTGTCCGCATCATTGATCAGGGCCTGGTCCGTGATGACAGCCCGCTGCATGTCTATGGACAGCGGGGCGAACTTTGACAGCAAAAGTTTCAGGACCGTTTTGCTGGCCATGGAATCAAAATCAGTGTTCCACAGGCCGCCCTTATTGGTGAACGTTTTGGAATATTTCGACCCGTGTTTTTTCAGCTGATCAATGGTCATGAAAAAAGTGGCCTCGTATCCGTTCAACAGCTTGAATTTTGCAGCGTATCCCACAATGACGTCGGATTTCCTGGTAAAATCGAATTCATAGCCCTCCAGGGGGTTTTCGGATACTATTTGCCCATCAAATATGGGGGCCGCGTAAATGCTTTTGAATTGACCAGAACGCTGGGCCAGCTGAATAAAACCTTTGTAGCCCATCTGAAATTGCGCCACTGTTTTGGTGGTTCCATCAGGCTGTCGGTTGTTGTACGGGACAATGTAGGCGAACCCCAGGTTGTTGTTTAATGGCAGGTCCAAAGTTGCCGCAACAGCTGCCGCCTGGTAAATTGACGCCGGGTCAGCTTTTGTCAACAGGTTGTTTGATGCCACTATCTGCAGGACGCTGGTCATGAACGAACTGGCCCGTTTCCCCAGTAGTTCCTTGAATTTTTGCTGTACCTCTGGGCGTCCGAAAAAATCCTTCACCGGGTGTTTGGGTGCCGGTTGCACCGCTGTTGTTGTACTCATTATTGAGGGTTTTAATGATGACGGGTTCAATGATCTGGGTCATGGTGTCCGCATAGTAACGGACTAGGCGATTTTTTACGCGGGCGTACCGATCGATTTTATCCACCAGTTCATCGCGGTCAATGAATAAACGTGAAAAATTCATCGGGTCGCCATTGTCGTAATTTCGGACCTCAATTTTTGCGCGGGTGATCCTTTCGTTTGCTGTTTGGATCATGCCCAGGATGGCCAAACATTTGCCATGCAGCTGGATGTGTTTCTGTGTGATCATGCTGTAAAATTAGTCAAAGATATTTTACCAAACAAATAAAATTTGTTTGACTGCAAAAAATAAAAAACCCCGACGTAGAAACGCCGGGGATAGGTGTCTGTATGCTGTAGGATTTCAAAGATAGTCAGAACTTTGTTTTTTTCAGATCAGCGGTCATTTGTTTTATTCCTGCTTTGATCGCTTCCCGGTCCTGATCCGTCCAGGTGATGGGTTTTTTGTTCCCATCTTTGCCCCGCATTTTGTGGTAATAAATTTTAACCCCAGGGGCGTATTTTGGGAAAAACTGTGCAGCTGGGACCAGCTTGAAAAATTCGTCAGTGTTCATGGCGCTAAATTAGTATGATTTCGCATACTAACAAAATTGGCCAGACGTAGAAACGCCCGGCCATCCAAACACTGCACATGAGAACAGGTTATATCCGGACGTATCCGGACGGGTCAATTTTCTTTTTTTGATGTAGTGCCAACAGCTGGCGAACAGAATAACCGAACGTTTTCTGGAAATGCGGGGGATCCGAAAATTTCCAGTCACCGCCCCACTCCCAGCCATAACTTTTGAAAATGGCGACCACCTCCATCCAGTCAGATATTTTATCCCCGTCAAAATCGCTTTTGACGTCCCATACGGCCCGGTCATAATCGCCGTCACCGTCAACGTCATGGATCAGTACAATGTCCACTGCCAGGCCATAATTGTGCCAGCTGTAGCCACCGCGCGCCCTGGTGACTATCTTCCCCGGCTTTGTCCGCCCCTGGGCGTAAATGGCGTCCTGTTCAGCTATGGTTCGAAGGGTGAAGGCGAATCGACAGATCGCGCGGCCAGTTAGGACCTGGCAAATTTCATCGTAGATTTGGCGGGCTTCCTTTCGGACTTTTGGATGTAGTTTTTCGATCCGTTCCAGCGTGATTTTATCCATCCATTTTTGATTTTATGTACAGTTTGATCCCGACGGCCCGAACGGTCCCTTCTACCAGGTTGGCGACTTTCAGCCTGCAGTCCCCGTTAAAATATTTGACCGGCTGATCCTGGGCGATCTGAAAGGCGCGCTGTGTGACCTCCTCCCAGGTCATGGGTTCGGTTTTGTCAACGTCGTTCATGTTGACAGATAGCAAAACGTATTTTCTTTCCTGTGCCTGTTCCATGGATTTATGTTGAATGAGTTTATCGACAGCGCGCCAGATCATTGGGCATTATTTGAATCTAATCACGGCCCACCCGACGTTCGTGATGATCAATAACGCGATCAGGCCGTACATTGTCCAGTCCCTTTCCCGCTTCGCGCTTTTGAATTCCTGCAGCTGTTCATCCCTTTCGGATAGTTGGCCGTTCATGTAGGAAATCTGTCGTTCCATCGTTTGGACCCCTGTGCGGTCAATAATGGTTTTCAGGACCGTATCCGGCAAATGGACCGCGTATTTTTGTTTTGTGATGGCCATCTGGCCGTCAATGAATCCCTGGGCGTATCCGCTCCGCCGGTCGTACACCGTGTCAATAATGGGGACGGGATAGTACACCGAATCCACCCCCCCAGGGATGACGATGGCGATGGTGTCCAGGATGCAGGGATACAAGTCACGAACCACTGGGACCATGGCATCCACCAGGGGACGTTTGGCCTGGACCCTTTCCAGGGCGCGCTGGTCATTTTTTGCGACGCTGCACTGGATAAAGGCAAGGTAGCCCACCAAAATGGCGGCCACCATTGCCATCCGGGAAATCATTGCTTCACCTCCCCGCCGGTGACGTTGTTATCCTTTGCGGCGATCAGGCCCAGGGCCGTCAATACCGACGTGATGGATACGGCCTGATCAGATGTGATCCAGCCCAGATACGCCGCGGCGGCGATCAGTCCAACAGCCACGCCTGACAGGGTGGTTTTCCAGTTTTTAGTGATTACTGTTTTCATTGTTTATCCTGTTTGTTTTGTAAAGTGATTTTGATTTCATTGATCCCGTCCTGCAGTTTGTCCAGCTTTGTGCTGGTTTGTTCATCAGTACGTTCACGGGCGTTCATCCTCATTTCCAATGCCGAAAGACGGACATCAGTATTTTTCCAAAATGTCAGAACGACGCCGATTATTACGATGCTGGCGGTCAACAGTTCGCCCATCGTTATCCCGGCTTTTGCTTTCGGCATTTCCATCCGATGAAATTGTGGGGGTGATCAATTTGATGTAGTGGTTCCAGATGCAGCGGCCTGACGTGCTGCCTGGCGGGCGCCGGCGGCTGTCCTTTCCTGCAGCTTTAGGGCTTTCAGGGTCAATCTTAACGCCGTGTCTGGATGATCGTTTTTCTTTACATACTGATCGTAATCCGCGCCAGTGATGTCGATGTTTCCATTTGCGACGACCACGCCCAGGCTGTCCGAAATTTCATAGTAAACGCGGGCAGTGGTTTTGTAGTCATCAAAAACGCAAACCAGATTAATGTCGGACGCATCAAATTGCTGGCCGTTTTTCCAGATCTTGAATTCCTTAATCGGTTTTTTTTCTCTGACCGGTTGCGCCGGCTTTGTGCTGTCTGTTTGCGCCATCGCCATCATCCCGATGAACAGCGCCATCATCATCATTCCTGTTTTTTTCATTTGTTTGTATTTTGATTTTGTTCTGTGACTTGTTTTGCAATTTTAGCGCGGATCTGCTCTGATGTTTTTGCTGGCAATTCCCCCAAAGCGTCATAAATAACCTGTATTTCTTGCGCTGAAAGATCCAATTTGTAATTTTTCGGCTGTGTGCCGAATCCAAAACAAATGATAATTGCTGTAAAAATTCCGATGCTTTTGATTGTCTGTTTCATGTGTGTATTTGTTTAGTATGTTGCTGCCAAAAGTTTGTATTTAACCCCGTTTATTTCAACCTGTACATATCCAGTTGCTGTGGGTGCTGTCGTTACATATTCACCCAGTTTCCACGGGCGCGCTGTGCCATCTGTAGGCGCCGCTGTTATGACTTCAGCATTTTTTGTTACCCTGAAACTTTTACTTCCATCTGTAAGGTTCAAAAAATTTGAAGATGACCCAGATGCTGTATTTGTAATCAGCATGTATATACCATTGACATTTGCCGTTGTATTCCATGTTGATTGTAAATTCAAAATGTCCCCACCATTATTCCCAGTAAATGTTGAACCTGTTACCGTAATTGGTGAAACGTTAGTTGTATTTGATATGGCTAAAACGGTCGTATCTAAATATAAACCTTTCAAACTTGATGACTGATTATTTACAAAAAATACTGGGCCTTTAACCACTAAACTGGCCGCGTATGTTGAAACGTCCACCATGCCAATAGTGACTTCCTGCGAAAAATATGATCTTCCGGATACTTGTAAAATTTCCCCATTATTTGTGTTACTGGTTGTCCCTATAAGTAATTCCCCGGATGCGCTTATTGTAGCCCTGACTGTGCTATTTGTCGCAAATTGTAAAGGTTTGTCATAACCTGAACCGACGACGGCGGCGTATGATGATGAACCCGTGAAAATGGATCCGCCCGTTGAACTTTCGGCACCGTACAACAGCCAGGCATTTGAACTGTAAATCTGTGCAGCGATGTCGGACGTTCCAGATCTGGCGATGTTATGCCCGATAGAAACGTTTGCAGTTACGTCAATCTTCCCAGTGACGCGGGTGTTCCCGTTGACGTCCAGCTGGTATCCGTTGTCGCCTGGGGATGCACCTATAAATACGCGCCCGTTATTGAAAATTCGCATCCGCTCCGTGTTATTGGTGCCGAAAATCATTGCGCTATTTGCGCGCTGGTATAAATAAGCATCAGCGACACTGGTGCCGCCGAGTAATCCAATATCGAAACCGATAGTATTTGCAGTATTCCGATACAATGTTTGAGCAATCCCGTCCAGTATAAATTGCCCGTTTGTAAACATATTCCCTGCGACATTCAATTTATATGATCCCGGGCTGTTTGTCCCGATGCCGACGTTCCCAGATTGCGTAAATCGCACCCGTTCGGCAGGGCTTCCAGTGTTGGACGTGCTGATCACCAGATCATCGCTGTTCGCAGTTCTGCCGAAAAACATATCTGATGCAGCCACGCCCTGAAAATTGAATCCGGAAAAACGGGTGTTGTCACCTTTGCCGATGTAGTTCAGGCCCGTCGCCGCTGTCAATGCTGTGGCGCCTTGATTGCTTCGATAATTTCCATCGACGATCAAATTTGAATTGCTGTAAATTTCACCGATGACTTGCAGGGCATATCCATAATCTGTGGACGATGTATTTATACCCACTCGTCTGTTGTTAAATACTCTAAAGGCTTCAGCGAATCCAGCGTTTCTGAAAATTGTTGCCCCGTCTGGGTTATCAACGTAAATGTTGTTGTCTGTAAACAGCATGATTTTCGCTGCATCTGTTCCGCCTGTGCTGTTTTTCCATTTTAATTGATTCCCATTTTCAAATATTTGATTGCCGTTGACGTGCAGTTTTGAAACGGGGCTGGTGGTGCCGATTCCGATGTTCCCATAGGGATATGTAATATTTCGATAGCCTATATTATCCCCCGCAAAAATATCGACGCGCCTATTTGATCCCGTTGCGCTGGGGCGTAATTGTGTCAGAAAATACAAGGATCCCAAGGTGGCATCTGTTCCGGCCCTTAATGCTAAATTGCTGTAATTAGCGTCATTTGGCGCGGTGTAATTGTTTACGTTCAGATCCCCGCCGTTGACGTCCAATTTCGCGCCTGGGAAATTTGTACCAATTCCAACATTTCCGCCCTCATTTATTCGCATTTTTATTGATGGCGATGTTGTACCAGTGACCAAACTGATCCCGTTTGTGTAACCTGTTCGCGGGTTTGCCTGTATTATTGTTTCGCCATAGTTATCAAACGGAAACGACCCCCCGACATTGCTGGCATAAATAAAACCTTGCGCGCCTCCGCCGTCGTTATTTAGGGCAAAATCACTGTCGTAGAAAGTTGTCCTGTTTGTTGATGCGGTCCGTAAAACGCCTAATATTCGTTCACTCCCAGGGACTGAAAGTTTTGCCGTTGGGGATGTCGTACCAATCCCTACATTTCCGCTGGTCGTCGCAAAGTTTGCCCCGTTGACGGATCGCATGGTTCCGTTCACGTCGAATTGATACCCGGCGTCGGCGGTTGTATTTAATAATAATCGCCCCTCTGTGGATAGGCTCATTTTTTCAACATGCCCGCCAAAATCAAAATTGGCGTAACCAAATTTCAATGACCCGTTTAGGTCTTGAATGTATGACATGTATTGCGCCGTGTTTGAATTGATTAAAGAAATTGTCGGCCTTGCGTTTGCTGTTGATGTTCGTATTGCTATGCCCCTATAATTGGAAACATTATCAACCATTAATTTATTCCCTGACGCCTGTGCGCTGCCAATAATAATATTTGTACCCTCTTCAAATATTTGTGAATTACCCAGCGTATTCGCCGCTGTCCATTTCGGGATGTAGTTTGTAGTCCCGGATCCGTTTGTTTTTCCTGATCCTAAACTGTCGACAGCTTTCTGTACTCTGGCCCTGGTGGCGATGGCCGCCGTATCGACCAGCAATGACTGGCCGGATTTTGTCAGGCCGTATCCTGCAGCCCGGATGTATGGCGACAGCATGCTGGACGTATCTGAAATGTTCACTTTCAGATTGATCCTATTTGACAGACCCAGGGTGTCAGCTTTTCGCAAATATGGCGTCAGCATGGCGGTGGTATCTGATTTTCGCAGATACGGGGCAATCATTGCCGCGGTGTCACTGATGTTTAATTTCAGATTGATCCGGTTCGACAGAAACAGGGTGTCTGATTCTTTCAGGTACGGCGACAGCATGGATGCAGTGTCACTGATATTCAATTTTGTGGCCAGTGCAGCGTTTACGTTTGATGTCCTGGCGTATGGGGACAGCATGGCTGTAGTGTCTGCCTTTCGAAGGTATGGCGTCAACATTGACGACGTATCCGAAATGTTGACTTTCAACGCCAGGGCCGCGTTGACATTTGACGTCCTGGCATACGGTGATAACATGCTGGCGGTGTCTGAAATATTGACTTTCAAATTTATCCTGTTGGACAGGGTTGCTGTGTCTGCATCCCGCAAATACGGGGACAGCATGCTGGCAGTGTCCGAATATTTTACCGTCGTCGCATTATTCGCCGGGGTGTATCCCAGGGCCTGGGCGATCGTTTTGTTTTTCCACAGGCGGGTCGTGCTGTCGTATGCTATGACCTGATTATTTATACTGTCAGTGATCAGGACGTTGTGCAGTTCCTCCAGTTCGAATCCGTTCTGTACGTTGACAAATATTTCCCCATTATTGGAATTTACCCTGGTGACGACGCCGATGTAAACCATGTGGGCAGGGGCGACGGGTTTGTTCGCTGTTCCGTACAACAGATTTCCGTTTGTACCTAACCAGACCGGATCCCCGGCGGTGGCGCCTATGGTGTTCAGCCCCGAAAGGCGGCCCTGAATGATCACAAAACCCTGTCCATTTGTTGTTAGGTTCTGGTATAACAGGCCCAGCGTTTTGCTGGATGTGGCGTCCGACGTGTTTGATGCTTTTGAAACCAGTACATTCGTGCCATCCGCCCCCGTTACATATACCGCCTGACCTTTGTTTATGGATTGTGTGGCTTTCACTGTTTCCCTGACGTCGGTGGTGTAATTGTCGATCCATGCGACATCATAATTTGTGGCGCTGTTTTTCGCCAGGATCTGGCCGGTGGTTCCGCCTATGGGCAAACCAGCGACAGCCTTTGCATACGGGGCCAGCATGGCCGCTGTATCTGATATGTTCAGTTTTGTGTTTATTCGATTCGACAGGGTGACCGTATCCCCTTTCCTGAAATACGGGGACAACATGGCGGACGTATCCGATTTCCTCAAATATGGCAGCAACATGGACGCCGTATCTGAAATCCTGACCCGTAGGGCCACCAGTGCAGAAACGGAATCATCGCCCTTTTGACGCCAGGCCCTGGTTGACATTATGACCGTATCGACCGCGGCGTTTGCCCCGATTTTTTCCCATTTCACGCCAGTCCTGACATACAGGGAATCATTTAGGACCACCAGGGACCCAGGTAATTTGTTCTGGACCGTATCCGCGGGCATAACTATGGCAGCTTTCGCCTTCAGCCTGTTATATGTGAACCCGTACCCGTTGACCATAGTATATCTGGTCGTATCATTTTGACCGATGGCGGCCAGGGTGAACGACAAAACAGTAAACAGGGCGATCAGTTTTTTCATGCAGTTATCAATTTATTGTAAAGTATGGACAGCGTTTGTCCAAAATCCGCGTATGTATTATTCGTCAGCGTCAGGACGCCCAGGGCCTTATTCCAGACATACTGTGCGCCTACCTGGCCCTCCGGAATCAGGGGTTTTATTTCCAGTTCAATCTGGATGATGTCGGATCCTGCCAGGCTGTTGCCATTGATGTCCAGGGGCGTGATCACGGTGGTCCCGTCCGCGCCGCTGGTCCAGGTTGTATTTAGCGTCACAATGTAGGAATCAGGCCCGCCGCCGCCGGGCTGGTATGGTGTGGATGGTTGGTTTGGGATGTTGGTAATGGGTCCACGTTCGACGACGTAATAAACGTTCCCCAGGCCGGCCATGTCTGTCGAATAATAGGTTTTCGATGCTGCAAATGCGGCGTTCTGCACCTGATCCACTACCAGGGAATCATCCCAGACAAATGGCTGGCGACTACTGACCGGTTCATTCAGGCCCTGGATCCCGTTGTCCTGCATTAATTTGTACAGATAGTCCAGGGATCCATACGTCTGTAAACAAACGTCATATATTGACTGTCCAGCGATGGCGTTAAATGTTCGCATTTGGTACGGCGTTTGGATTAACAGTAATTTGACCGCCCGCACTGACGGAAACCTGGGGGTTCGTGACCTTATATCCGTCGGATGTCAGCTCGATCTGGATGGACCGTTTCAGGGCCTGTTCCTGCCCCGCGCTGTTCAGGTATGCAAATACCCCGACGCCATCAGCTGGGGTTTCTTTCCACCAGCCAGGAAAGGCGTTGATCGTGTCAGCGATGTGCTGGGTGTCACTTTCCGCAATGGCCAGATCCCCGCCCGTGATATATATGTCATTGTCCTGTAGTGCGAAATCCTGGTTCATCCCTGTTCGATTTTCTCATTTTCAATGTCTATCCGCTGGGTGGGTGTCAATGTCCCGGAAACCTGTGTGGGGGTCGGTCCTGATGATCCTGGCCCAGTGGTGACGCCGCTGTGGACATGGGCATTATATGCCGTGATCAGGGCGTTCACTTTGTTTTCCAGGGCGTTTAGCTTTTGCGTCAATTCGATCACCTTCACCAGGCCACCCATGGCCCCGTCGTTCAGCGTCGTTTTCCCATCCTGCAGGGTGATCCGTGTTTCAGCGATTTCCAGGATCATCCCGTCATCATCAATTTGAACGCTGGCGTCATTTTCCCCGGCGGTCAAAACGATTTTTGACAGTCCGCTAAATAACAAAACAAACGGCTGGTTGAACGTGCTGTACGCTATAATGACCGTTGAATCAATTTGCGGAATCATCATCATCCCATCATCGACAGACGCCATCAGCTGGACGTTTTCAATCGTCACAGCGCCCTGTGATGATATGCTGGTGACCGTGCATGTCCGTTTCGGTTCATCCACAGCGTCAACAGTGGCCGACAACAGGCGTACATTGTCCGACAGCTGGGTTCCGGTCATCCGCTGGACCGCTTCGATGATCTGCCTATTTCCTGCCATCAGTTTATTGGTTTTCCGTTTGCGTCCAGCCTGGTGACTAAATAATCCAGTTCAATTTCCTGGCGTAATCCATCCACCCCGCCGGTGTACGTCACCCCCTTTACTTTATACCGCCCGTTCCGTTCAGGTAGGATCGTATCCAGGATGTCAACATTATCCCCGTGCTTTACATACGGGATGCCGAACGTCGTGAATTTACCCTTCAGGCCAGTGTAATAATATTTCCTCAATTCGTTTTCTGCCAGCTTCGCCAGCTGGTCAGTGGTGGTCGCCCCCAGGAAATGAAGGGTCCGCCTTTCGCCTCCAGTGTTTGGGGGCAGTGGTTTTCCCTTTCCGCCTACAATGATTTCCGGGGCGTCAGATGCGTTCCTGAATGTAACCAGGACCTCCAGGCGGACCTTTTTTGTTTTCGCCTGGCCGTCTTTCGTTTTCTTTCCAGTGCTTTCCTCTATGGTATTTGTGGCCACGGCGGACAGGACCTGATCATCCCGGCGTTTATACTCCAGGGCATCTGAAATGATGTTTTGCTGAAATTTGAAAACCTTTTGCCCAGCGTCAACAGCTTCCTGTTCGATGTATTTGAATGATCCGCACCGTAGTTCAGATCCGCGGAAATAGCTTTCAAAATGGAAATCCTTTCGCAGGCGCGCCAGGACTTCAGCGATCGTTTCATTTTGTGTGATGAAATCCCCCATCTGGGTGGATTCATTTTTGTTTACAGTGAATGACAGGCCGGCGTTTTTTATCATTTCCTCCAGCATGGTTTGAACGGTGTATTTTGACCCAGAAAAAAACCCGTTTGCACCGCCAGACGCCTGATATTTTTTCAGGGCGTACATGTTGTCCTGAATTTCCAGGATGAAAGGTTTTTTGGATGTCACGCCGGATATGTACCCATCAAAAATGTCCTGCAGGGGGCTGATCTCATTTCCCCGGCTGTCAAAACGTGCATATCCCCATTGAATGGCCACTTTGTCCCCCAGCAAAAATGTCGGGACCGTTTCGGAAAATCCGCCCAGGTTCACGTTGGTTCCGCCCAGTGGATAACGTCGCCCGCTTTTGTCACTGACATAAACGTTTTTTGGCAGCGTGATCGTCCCGGCGTCCGTCAGATTTTGCCAGGTGCTGGTGAATTCAAAGGCGTGACAAAATTTGTAAACGATCACGCCGTTCCTGCCTGGGAAATCCCTGGTCGGTTGCTGGGTGAACGTTATCTGGGTGATTACTCTGTACATTTTTACTGAATCTGTAGTTCCAGGGGTTCGTCACTGATGGCATTGATGCTGAAATCCTGGCGGCTGATCCCGCCGGCGTTTTGGGGCATGCTGTAATCTGTCACGACGATATTGTAAATCCCCATTCCGTTCAGGAATCTGGAAACCACAGGAATGGAAACAGGGGCTTCCGCCATTCGCTGGACCGCCAGGGCTTCCGCTTCCGGATATTGCCCGTTTTGCCCCGTGATGATTCCGTTTATCGAAACCTGAAAATCATCTTTTGAAATATATTCTTTGACCGTCCCGTTCCGCCCCTGGATCTGGGTTTTGACGATAATGGTGGGCCGGCTGACCGTGCAAAGGACAGTTTCAACGCGGACCTGATCAGTGGTGACCTGTCGGTTCTGGGTAAAATCGGTGTACGTCACTGACTGAAATGTCAGGTCGATGACCACAGGCGTCCCCAGGGCTGATTTGTACAGTTCCGGATCCCGGTCGTCTGCCTGGTTGATCTTCCCGTCGTATGGGTTGTCACGGACCGACAGCGGGCGGATCCCGGCCAGGTTGTACGTCCTGATCAGGGTGGTCAGCGGGACGGCGGCGATAACATACGGGCGATCTGGTTGAAATATCATTGTCCTGCGATTAACTGTGAATCATTTGTGGCGCTGACCAGGGCCTGAGCCACCATTTCCCGAACCTTTGCGGCCCCTTCCGTGACGTTTGTGGTTTGTATCTTGAAATCCTTAATCAGGGATCCGATGGTCACGTTTATGGTCACCGCTTTAGCTGCCTGGGCGCCTTTCGTTTCAGCTTTGACCGGGGCGATGGCTGGCGTCGTTTTAGTCCCGCCGGCTGTGGGTCCAGCTACATTTTTCGGGGCGGCGACCGTCTTTTTTGCCTGGTCAGACGCAAAATCTTTCATCCCTTCATCATACCCGGTTTTGAATCCATCCGCCAGCTTTCGGCCAGCGTTGACCATGACGTCAGCGGACTGTTTGAAACCTTCGATGACCATGGCGCCGTCCAGGGTGAAAACCCCTTTGATGACCTTCCAGACGCCTTCAAACGCATCGACTACCAGGGCGGCCCAGGCTTTGATCACGCCCCAGACGCCCCACAGGACCGCGCGGAACGTCCCGAATTGATTGTAAGCATATACCACGCCGGCGGTCAATGCCCCCAGGGCGACAATGACGATGCCGATGGGGTTTGCGGTCATGGCCGCGTTCAGTGCATACTGGGCCGCTGCCATCAGTTTCGTGAATATGCTGGCCGTTCCATACGCTGTTCCCAGGGTGTACATGGCCGCGATCTGGACGTATGTCACAGCTGTCTGGATTCCCTGGATGGCGACGCCTGCCAGCAATGACGCCCGATAAATGGCATAGGCTCCAGCCACCACGCCCAGGCCGATGGCCACGGCTTTGATGGCGTCAGCATTTCGGACCGTCCAGTCCCAGGCTGATCGCATGACATCAATAAACGATGAAACCCCTGACAATATCGCCGCAAACGCCGGGGTCAGATCACGCCCGATTTTTTCCTGTAGCATGAAAATTTGATTCTGTGAACGGGCGAATTCAGCGTTCAGGCTGGTCATGGCCGCGGGCAGCCCGCCGCTGACCTCTGTTCGCAGCTGGTTGGCAAATTTGGGCAGAAAATCGGTTGCGATCAGTTCCCCCTTTACCAGCATGTCATCCAGTTTTTGTGTGGTCACTCCCATGGCGCGGGCAGCTACCTGAAAGGCTCCAGGCATACGTTCACCCAGCTGGCCGCGTAGTTCCTCCGCGGAAACTTTTCCTTTGCTGATCATTTGGGATACAGCCATTAAAGCCCCCTCTGTCTGTTCAGCTGACAGGCCGAAAACCGCTGACGCTTCGCTCATGCTCTCAAATATCGTCCGAACCGACTGACCCTCCAGTTCTGTTCCCTTTGCAGCGGCTCCGATAGTTTTGTACCCCTGGGCCGCGCTCTGCAGATTCAGGCCCAGTTTGTTCGAAAATTCAGTCAAATATTCAAATGTTTCCTGGCCTTGACCGCCGGAAATCATATCCAGTCCGATTTTCAATGATCCTACCTCGCGCGTCACATCAAATACGCTTTTGCCAAAGGCAATAATTCCCGCCGTTCCAAAGGCGATACCGATGGCGCTGCCCAGATTGTTGGCTGTTGTTTGCGCGCTTCGCATCTTTGTTTCAAACTTGCTCACTTCCTTATCAGCGACCTGGATTTTCCCGGTCAATAGATCTTTCAGCGTCAGCGTATAGACAACAGTTTCCGACATGTCAGTTCCATTTTATTTGATGCACCAGGTACAGGTAATATTTCACCCGGCCCCATAATTTCCAGAAATCATCATCCGTCAGTTCATCCGGGTCAATACGCAAACA